CCCTTCGGGGGCGGCTTTTTTGAAGGACCCCTGCGATGAGACTTCAAGGACCCGAGAACTGCGGCGGCCTCAGCCACGAGGGCCAGGCCTTCGCGGTGGACGAGGCCGGCTGCATCGAGATACCCGACGACAACGAGGCCGCCATCGTGGCCGCGCTCTCGCACGGCTTCGCCCAGGCGGCGGAGCCCGCCCCGAAGAAGGCCCGCAAGCAGTAAGCCATGCCCAACGCCCTCGCCACGCTCACCCAGCTCAAGGAGTTCATCGGCAACAGCGCCGATAACACCGACGATGCGCTGCTGACGCGCCTGCTGGATGCGAGCGCCGACATGATCGAGCGGAGCTGCAATCGCACCTTCGCCGCCACGATCTACACCGAGACCCGCGACGGCAACGGCAACGACTTCATGGTGTTCAGCAACCGCCCGGTGACGGCGGTGGGCTCGATCAGCGTGGACGGCCGCACGATCCCGCAGAGCACAGGCACAACGACGGGCGGCTGGGTGCTGGCCAGCTCGTGGAAGGTGGCGCTGCGCGGCCAGTACCTGTTCACCGAGGGCGTGCAGAACGTCACGATGACCTACACCGCCGGCTACGCCAGCAACAGCATCCCGCCCGATCTGACGCAGGCGTGCTGCCTGGTGGCCGCGCTGGCCTACAAGGAGCGCGACCGCATGGGCATCAGCGCCAAGACCATTGGCGGCGAGAACATTAGCTTCACCAATGACGAGCTGCCGCCGTCGGCGCAGCAGGCGATCAACAACCACCGCAACTACTTCGTGGCATGACGATCCAGTTCAACGTCACGGTGAGCGGAGACGCGCAGAGCAGGGTGGCCATCGCCCAGGTGCAGCAACGCATCACCTCGCGCCTGCGTGATGCGATCCAGCGGGCCGCGCTTGATCTGCTGGCGCACGTCAAGGCCAAGAAGCTGACCGGGCAGGTATTGAACGTGCGCACCGGCCGGCTGCGGCGCTCGATCACGCAGCGCGTGGAGACCGAGCCCAGCGGCGTGATCGCCGGCCTCGTGGGCACGAACGTCAGCTACGGCCGCACGCACGAGCTCGGCTTCAAGGGCCGCGTGCCCGTGCGAGCGCACACGCGCAAGCTCGGCGGCAAGTCGGTGCCGATCCGCGCACACACGCGGCAGATGGACATCCCCAAGCGCCCCTTCCTCGGGCCGTCGCTGAACGAGAAGATGCCCGTCTACCGCAAGTGGATGCAAGACGCCATCAAGGGAGCGGCCCGTGCCCCTGGCCCGTGAGTCCATCTACGGGGCGCTGTTCACCCGGCTTCAGACCATCCCAGGCCTGAAGCTCACCTCGCGCCGGCTGCGCTCGATCAACGACACGCCGGCCAATCAGTTCCCCGCGCTGTTCATGGCGCAGACCTACCAGCGGCCGCTGTACGAGGCGGGGCGGCAGACGCAGTGGGAGCTGGGCGCCGATGTCTACATCTACGCCTTCGACCGCGCCGGGCAAAACCCTGGCGCGATCATGAATCCGCTGATGGACGCGCTCGCCAATGCGCTCGCGTTCGACAACATCATGAACAACGCTTGCACACTCGGCGGGCTCGCACTCAAATGCGAGATCGGCGAGGTGGAAACAGACGAAGGAACGATGGGAGAGCAAGCCATCGTCCGAGCCCCCATCACCATCCTCGTCCGAGGCTAAAGGAGTAGCACCATGCCTATCGCAGTCGGTTCATTCAAGCAGGTCGCCATCAAGGTGGAGTCCACCTACGGCACGATTCCCACCGCCACCGGCGCCCAGCTTCTGCGGCGCATGACGTCTACGGTCGATCTGGCCAAGGAGACCTATGCCTCGAACGAGCTGCGCACGGACTTCCAGATCGCCGACTTCCGCCACGGCGTGCGCAGCGTGCAGGGCTCGCTCAACGGCGAGCTGTCGCCTGGCACCTACCGTGACTTCTTCAGCTACGCGCTGAAGCGGGACTTCACCGTCGTGACGGCCATCACGGGCGCCTCGATCACCATCGCCGGCACCGGCCCGACCTGGACTGTGACGCGGGCGGCCGGCTCCTGGCTGACAGACGGCATCAAGAACGGCGCGGTCATTCGACTGTCGGTGGGCACCTTCAACGCTGCCAACATCAACAAGAACCTGCTGGTGTTGGACGTCACCAGCGCCACCGCGCTGACCGTAATCCCGTTGAACGGTGTGGCCCTGGTGGCGGAAGGCCCGATTGCGTCGGCCACCATCACACCGATCGGCAGGAACACCTTTGTGCCGACCACGGGCCACACGGACCGCAGCTTCACCATCGAGCACTGGTTCCCGGACGTGCCAACGTCCGAGCGCTACCTGGGCTGCAAGATCAGCAAGGTCGGCCTGCAACTGCCGCCCACCGGCATCGCCACCGCCGCCTTCGAGATTCAGGGCCAGAATGTGGCCACGGGCATCGCGCAATACTTCACCACCCCCACCGCCGTGACCACCTCGGCACCCCTGGCGGCGGTGAACGGCGTGCTGCGCCTGGGCGGCGTGACGCTGGCCACAGTGACCGGCCTGACTATCGACGTAGCGCCCGCCTACACGGGCGAGGCCGTGGTGGGCTCCAACAACCGCCCGGCGCTGTTTGCGGGCATGGTGAACGTGACCGGCCAGATGACGGTGTTTTTCGAGGACGGCGTGCTGCGCGATGCGTTTTACAACGAGAGCGAGCTGGAGCTGATCGCGGCCTTCACCACCGACAACACGGCCACCGCCGACTTCATCTCCATCGCCTTGCCGCGCATCAAGCTGGGCGGGGCGAACAAGGACGACGTGATGAGCGGCATCAAGGCCACCATCCCCTTCCAGGCGCTGCTGAACAACGCAGGCGGCTCTGGAGTGAAGACAGAGCGCACGACGTTCTGGATGCAAGATTCGCTCGCCACCTGAGCGTAACCGCGCACCGACCGGCGGCGACCGGCTCTTGCAGGGGCCGGCGTCGTCGGCACGGGCACAACCCGTAGACCCTGCAAGGAGCACACATGTCAGAACAAGTATTCGACCTCGCCTCGCTGGAGGACATCACCGAGGCCGAGATCCAGCTCAAGCGCGAGAGCCAGCCGCTGCCCATCTGGGTGACGATGGCCGGTCCCGAGCACCCCAAGCGCAAGCAGTTCGTCTTCGCCAAGCAGCGGCGCATGCGCCAGCAGCTTGCCAAAACGGGCAAGGTGGAGCTGCAAGACCCGGCCGAGGACGAGGCCGACGAGGTGGATCTGCTGGCGACGTGCGTGCTCGCGTGGCGCGGGGTGGTGTTTAACGGCAAGCCGCTGGACTGCAACCGGGCCAACGTGCTGGCCGTGCTGAGCGATCCGAAGCGGGCCTGGTTCCGCAAGGCGCTCAAGGCCGCCTTCGATGATGCCGAGGCTTTTACCGTCGCCTCCGCAGCGAGCTGATCGCCTACGCGGAGGCGCAGTTTGAACTGGACGATCGGCAAAGCGATGGCACAACCCTCCGGGAGCATCTCCAGGCGCTCGTGCGCAACACGGGCCGCGTGGACGAGCGGCTGCTGCTGGAGTGCCCTCGCGGCTGCGAGTCGATCTGGTCCGCCTTCGCGCAGCTCGGGCGCTCGCGCCCGCGTGGCCTCGGCGTGGGCGGCATCGCCTTCGCCGAGATCGAGGCATGGCAGCGGCTGACGGGGGTGCGGCTATCGCCCTGGGAGTTGGATGTTCTGACGGAGATTGACGCCCGCGTGCTGGCGCAAGCGGGCAAGAAGGAACGCAAAGCATGAGCACCGTCATCTCCGAAATGCTGGTCAGGATCGCCGCCGACACGGCGCAGATGCGCTCCGAGATGAAATCGGCGCAGAACGCCGTCGGTGGTGCCGTGGCTGGCATCAAGAACACAGTGCTTCAGCTTGCCGCTGTGGTGGGCGGCTTCAATCTGGCAGAGAAGTTCGTCGAGACGGCCGATGCCGTCACGCTGATGGACTCCAGGCTAAAGCTGGCCGTCGGTGGTGGCGCCGATTTCGCCAAGGCGCAGAAGGACATCTACGACATCTCGCAGCGGTCGAACGTCGGCATTCAGGAAACGACGGCGCTCTACACGAAGCTGTACGAGCCGGTGAAGCGCCTGGGCGGCGGCGTGAAGGAGAACACCGCCATCGTCGAGGCCTTTGCGGCCTCGTTGAAGATCGGCGGCGCCAATACCCAAGAGGCCGCATCGGCCACCTTGCAGTTCGCTCAGGCTATGGGCTCGGGCAAGCTCAACGGCGACGAGTTCCGGGCCATTGCCGAGGCATCGCCGCGTTTCATGAAGGCGCTGGCCGACGGCATGAATGTGCCCATCGAGAGCCTCAAGAAGATGGGCTCAGAAGGCAAGCTCACCGCTGACGTGGTCGGCAACGCGCTGATGAAGTCGCTGGGCCAGCTCAAGAGCGAGATGGGCACGATCCCCGACACCTTTGGCGGTGCGGCTCAGCGCTTCAAGAACGATGTGACGCTGGCCATCGGCGAGCTCAACAGCGTGGCCGGCACTACGCTGTCCCTGGCGGGCGCGGTCGAGGAGGCCCGCAAGCTGATCCCGGCGGTAAAGGACGAGCTGGCCGGGGCCTTCCAGGCCGTGGCCGAATGGATCGAGCGCAACCGCGAGGGGCTGGGCGAGGCGTG